GTTTCACACTGCTTACCTAGGCTTCCTCACTAATGTGAGAGCTTTCGGGACGCGGCGTGGATCGCTGGTTGTTGAAGAAGGTTTCCAACCTGCATTCAACCGGATTTCCATGTTCTCCTTTTGAACGTTTACACGATCAAGAACAGTTTCATAGATATCCGTTCTCGGTACCCTGTTCGGGTCCCGGGCTTCATGATATGACTCATGGGGTAACCCATTTGTCAACGTTAAGCCTTCCTCCAGTAGGTACTTGCGTACTTCCTGGGTGAAATCTTCCCTTTCATGAGGCGAAACCTGCGATGACTCAAGGGCTCTGATTGTTTGGATGTTCTCATCGATGCGAACACTTAAAGGTTTACCTTTTGGGTTCCATCCGAGACCACCCATCCATTCAGGAATTTCTGCCACAAGCTTCACAGCCTTTTTCTGATCCGTCCTCAATAGCCCTAGGGCTTGAGGTCCAAGATTTCGAATTTGGTCCATGAAGTTAACATCAGAAGAATGTCTCCACTTGATAGGACTTAACACCGTTTCCGGAGTTATAATCTTACCAGCGAATTCAGCCAACTGTTGCGAACAGAAACTCTTTGACTCACTGATTTGGCATCCCAGCTTGGATAACGCATCCCTGTAAAGGTTTGCATCATCTCGGCTTCGGATAACCACATCATCACCAAGGATATAATAATCCTTGATGCACAACGTTCTCATAAGAGAATGATGTGAGAGTGCAAAAGCAAAGAATGAAGGTCCCAGGCCTAAGGGTTGCCCCTTAGTCCACTTTAGGTTTTCACCTAAAGGGGATATCCATTCGTCCCTTGACGCTTGCTTGAAGAGGTCCAGATGATCCTTGTAAATCCCTTCCTTATCGAGTTGTCGTAAGACGGACTCGGTAAAGGAAAAAGGAAATGCATTGGTCGCGTCAGATAAGTCGATAGAGGAAACCTCAATCTTCTTTTCTAACCAGGACCGGATCACGGGAATCGCTTTTCCCTGATCGTATGTGCAATCTTCCGGGATATCCTTTAAAACATTGCCTAAGCTTTGTTTATAAGGTTCCAGAAGGATTTGGACGATACGGTTAGGATTAGCAACAGCTCGCAGCTTGTAACCGGGTTCTTGAATAAGTCCTATCTTTCCTGCACAATTATGTGTAGGTTGATGGAACGAATTCCGGAACTCGGCCCATAGCATGCGACGCAGAGTAGAATCTGCGGGAAGTATCCGGGTGTTAGTATGGAGTATATCACGAACAGGCGCATAAAGCGACTGCCAGTGAAACCACCGACTAAGATCCTTTTCCTTCACGCTCCGTGTTCCATCAAAAGTCGAACGCTCATTGCTGAAGTTCATACTAGTGATGTCCTT